CCATTTGTTGGTCATTTCATTGATTGGTTAATATCTCGAGGTACGAAAGTACTTAATTACATGAAACAGTTATGTGATTTCTTGTTTCACTTATCAAAATTACTCTTTTCATTGTGTAAAACTAGTTGGCTAATTTTGTGGGGGGCAGTTAACTTGCTCTTTGACAGAACATTTGGTGAACCACATCGTTTGAGAATTAAAACGGTTTGGGCATTAAGTGGTTTGACAAAAACCCCAATGTTAGTTGCTAGAAATGAATTCCTTAAAAATTTGTCAATAGTCCATGCTCAACCAAGACAAGAAACAATTCAAGATTTTTATGCATTTGTAGCAGATATTCAAGAGAATGCTAAAACATTGGGTATAAATTATGACCCAGTTAAATCAATGCACCGTCGTGTACCTGTCCTAGAAAAAGATAAAAAAAATAATAAATATTTACCAGTAATGAGTAAAAGTGAAGGTGATATACTGGGTTTAAACCAGGACACTGATTATTTCCTTGATAAAGATTACAATGAAAGAATTAAAAGATACTTACGGGAATCAAATGTACAGGGAAGTGATGGTGTATATCTTTCTAAGATTAAACCTGACAAAATTAGACAAAGTATAACTCGTTATCGTCCTCAATATAATCCAATCTCTCAAGATGATGAAGATTTTGCTAAGGAAATCGCAGAAGCGATATTCAACGAATATAAATCAAGTTTTGAAAACGCTGAAATTATGCATCCTCAAATAGTTGCTAATTATATAAAATCAAATGAAAAAAAAGGATGTAGTCCGGGTTTACCTTTTCTTTCTCAAATGAAAACTCGTGAAGCTCTTTATAATGCTGGATTTGATAAAGTCTTAATTAAAAAAACACTAGATTCATTGAATAAAGGCGAATATCCAATTCAGTATTATCATGCATTTGTTAAATCTCAGGTAGTTGACATTGAAAAGGTTATAAACAAAAATAAAAACTTACGAACTGTTGTTGCTCAGGATCTTTTTTCTTATTTTATGGATATGATAGTTCAATTGGAAAGAAATAAAAGACAGAATTGGCGTGATACTGGTGCTGGAATGGGAATGATCTTAAATCAAAACATGGAATATTTATTTACTAAATTATATGATTTTAAACGAAATAATCCAAATGCTATTTTAATTGAAGCGGACGCAACGGAATATGA